TCCATGTCGTCTGCCAGTTCTGCCTCTTTCTCTTCACGGGCGATCTGCTGGTAGTGACGCGCCCAGCTCTGAGCCTCAAGACGATCCTGAATGTAATAAGCGTTCATGGCTGAACTCCTGAAATAGCTGTGAAAATATCGCCCGCGAAATGCCAGGCTGATTAGGAAAACAGGAAAGGGGGTTAGTGAATGCTTTTGCTTGATCTCAGTTTCAGCATTAATATCCATTTTTTATAAGCGTCGACGGCTTCACGAAACATCTTTTCATCGCCAATAAAAGTGGCGATAGTGAATTTAGTCTGGATAGCCATAAGTTTTTTATCCATTTTTGGGGACTCCTGGCTGATTAAGTATGTCGATAAGGCGTTTCCATCCGTCACGTAATTTACGGGTGATTCGTTCAAGTAAAGATTCGGAAGGGCAGCCAGCAACAGGCCACCCTGCAATGGCATATTGCATGGTGTGCTCCTTATTTATACATAACGAAAAACGCCTCGAGTGAAGCGTTATTGGTATGCGGTAAAGCCGCACTCAGGCGGCCTTGATAGCCATATCATCTGAATCAAATATTCCTGATGTATCGATATCGGTAATTCTTATTCCTTCGCTACCATCCATTGGAGGCCATCCTTCCTGACCATTTCCATCATTCCAGTCGAACTCACACACAACACCATATGCATTTAAGTCGCTTGAAATTGCTATAAGCAGAGCATGTTGCGCCAGCATGATTAATACAGCATTTAATACAGAGCCGTGTTTATTGAGTCGGTATTCAGAGTCTGACCAGAAATTATTAATCTGGTGAAGTTTTTCCTCTGTCATTACGTCATGGTCGATTTCAATTTCTATTGATGCTTTCCAGTCGTAATCAATGATGTATTTTTTGATGTTTGACATCTATTCATATCCTCATAGATAAAAAATCGCCCTCACACTGGAGGGCAAAGAAGATTTCCAATAATCAGAACAAGTCGGCTCCTGTTTAGTTACGAGCGACATTGCTCCGTGTATTCACTCGTTGGAATGAATACACAGTGCAGTGTTTATTCTGTTATTTATGCCAAAAATAAAGGCCACTATCAGGCAGCTTTGTTGTTCTGTTTACCAAGTTCTCTGGCAATCATTGCCGTCGTTCGTATTGCCCATTTATCGACATATTTCCCATCTTCCATTACAGGAAACATTTCTTCAGGCTTAACCATGCATTCCGATTGCAGCTTGCATCCATTGCATCGCTTGAATTGTCCACACCATTGATTTTTATCAATAGTCGTAGTCATAAGGATAGTCCTGGTATTGTTCCATCACATCCTGGGGATGCTCTTCGAACTCTTCAAATTCTTCTTCCATATATCACCTTAAATAGTGGATTGCGGTAGTAAAGATTGTGCCTGTCTTTTAACCACATCAGGCTCGGTGGTTCTCGTGTACCCCTACAGCGAGAAATCGGATAAACTCTATTCACCCCTACAGAGAGCAAAAGAGAAACGCCGATGAACAACTCATGGTGGCAGGAACTAATGCATTTTTTCCTGCAAGGAATGACACTTAAACAGTTGATTCATATGCTAATCATCCTGATCATATTGATTATTGTTATGCCGGTAAGCGTAAAAGAATGGATAAACCTGCATAATCCAGAAATCCTTCCTCATTATTGGATGTATTACATCCTGTTGTTCTGCGTTAGCTATGTGCTTAACGGTGTTGTTAATTCCGCTTATCACGCTGTGACTGAAAGAATTGAGGTATCCGCTGCTCAGAAGCGCAAATCTAAAGAAGAAAAATATGTGCAAGATTTGTTTGATTCGTTAACTCTTGGAGAAAGAGCGTATTTGGCATTCGCTGTAGCCGCGAATAACCAGCTAAAGACAGAAAAGGGAAGCCCTGAAGCAATCTCATTGCTCGAAAAAGGGCTTCTTATTCGGATACCTTCTGCTACTGGATATCCTGAAATCGACCGTTTTGTTATCCCGGAACGCTATAGAAATAAGTGCTACATTAGGTTTGCTGGGAAGAAAGACAGTCTTATGGATGAACTTATCGCTCAGGATAAGCATGGCAAAAACAAGTAATTAGCAAATGATTTATCATCTCGCCGTCAGTTGTTTTGATTTCCTGTAGCCTGCCGCGTAAATGGCTACGTTTGGCAGGCAAACACTTCCACTGCATTCATCAACTTTCTTGCAGCGAAGACTTCCGAGTGATGCTGCTTTGTCTGCTCTGACGCAACCAGAGAGCTTTAGCGCAATTTTTCGCGCCAATCGCTGCTCTTGCATCGCCTGTTCACGTTGAGCCTGTCTGCGTGCTCTGCGGCGATTTCTGGCGTTATCGTCAGCCAGATATGTAATGACTACTGTCATGTTGACCTCCGATGAAACAACTTTGGAATTGATAGTGATTGCAAAGTGGTTTCTGGCCCCTCGAATTGAGGGGCAGAAAGAGCATCTCGCCACCTAATAGGTCGATGCTCGGATCGAGAGATTTAATTAACCTCGGTTTTGAAGTTATGCATTCACATAAATCCTCCTGTTGCATGTGCAGCATTGGCTGTGTTTGGCGGCTGCATTTCGCCTATGGAATTGACTTTGGCGGTGACGCGCCGGGTGCTTATCTTCCGGTTGCCGTCGTGCAGCTGCACTTCACGTCACCCCAAAGCCAACTACTCTTTGGTTCCCGCATTTCGGCGGGACAATCCCATCAATGTTAAAGAGCCTGCCAATCTGTTCCGTTTGGCTACCAGCGTCCTGCTGATGGCTAAAGAATACTGTAGGTATTTTATTTTGTAAATACCCAAGGTATTTATGTTTGGTGAAATAATGATAAGCAAATGAATACAAAGGATATTTATTTTTTCGGCGTCTGCTTGTTCAGTGCTTTTTATGCGGGATATGTGAAGTGGATCCCGATAGCTATTGCTGCCGGGATTATGGGTTAGTCAGCGAAGGTTAAGACGAGAATTACCTTAATGATGTCTGCTACAACAGACACGGCCATAGATAAACCAAAGACGATCCAAGCCATAGAGATGTCTTCACTACCATCGTATAGAGTTCCGTAATCACTGGTATAAGGCGTAAATGTCGCGCCTTGATACAATAGGTATAAGCTTGATCCATAGAGGATAAATGCAGATATCCCTTGTATTGCTATGATCACCAGAATCATGAAACGAGCTGATCTATGCGCCCAAGCCTGGCTTATTTTTTCTGATAGAGATTTCGCAATAAAAGCATGCGCTAAGCCGTAAATTGTCGAGATTGCCAACATCCCAAAAAAGCTTGCTATAGCGGTTCCAACCATAAGCGCCCCTTGCGTGATCAAACCAGCCTTAGTTTTGTCTCAATTGCAACGCCTATAATCTTGCAGTTTCCATTGATTGGCACGAGAGGCCATGCAGGATTAAGTCCCTTGAGGTATTTATTTCCGCCGTCGATTATCAGCTTCTTGAATGTTGCTTCGTTAGAGTCAGAAAGTTTTGCTATGACCAAGCTGCCGTTGACCGCCTCCCTTCCGGTATCGAAAAGAACGAATGTTCCCTCTGGAATGCTTAACCCAACCGGTGCCGTCATTGAATCACCTTCCACTTTAAGCCAGAACGCATTACCTTGAATATGCGCGTCAGACTCAAGCCAAACATCTATGTCTTTAATGGTGTATGGTTCGCATGCTTCACACCACGAGCCAGCCTGGATACTGCTTAACACCGGATACCTCTTTCCTGCTCTGTATTCCCCTGCATACCTTACGTTGGCATCGCTCTTAAGGCTTTCTGCCTGTTCTGCAACCTTGGCAGCAATTGACTGGCTAAAATCAGCAATTGAGACTTGCAACAATCGTGCAAAACCAGATGCAACCTCAACGTTTAGCGCGTTTCTGCCATTAAGATAATGCCCTACCGCTCCTTGGGTGATACCCAGTTCATCAGCGATTGAGTATTGGGTTATTCCCAATTCTTTCTTTTTTGACTCATACAAAGCCTTAAGCCGCTTAGCGTCTTCGAGCTGTTCTGTCGTCAGTGATTTTTTATTTTCCATAGCTTAATTCTAATAGCTAAGGTACTTAAACTAAAAATACCCTGAGTATTGATTGCTTTGAATACCTGTAGTATTCTTTGTTCATGGTTAATAACGGAGAGTGCATATGATTCGAATGACACTTGCCGATTACGCCAAAATCCATGGACAGGCTAAAGCAGCCAGTGACTTTGGTGTAATCCAGTGCGCTATCAGCAAGGCCATTCTGGCAGGCCGTAACATCATGGTTACGGTAAAGCCTGATGGCAGTGTGATTGGAGAGGAAGTTCGTCCTTTCCCAAGCAACAAGAAAAACAAATAGTAACACCGCTCTTTAACAGTCATGGTCATCATTCCCGCCGAAATGCGGGAATACAACGCGCATAATTTGATGCGCATAACTTCTTATTTGTTAAGGAAATACTTACATATGCAACTTACAAGTACTCGCAAGAAAGCGAATGCAATTACAAGCAACATCCTGAATCGAATTGCTGCACGTGGTCAGCGAAAGGTTGCCGACGCGTTAGGGATTAATGAATCGCAAATTTCGCGATGGAAAGACAGCTTTATCCCAAAGATGGCCATGCTTCTGGCTGTGCTGGAGTGGGGTGTTGAAGACGAGGAATTAGCAAAGCTAGCAAAGAAAGTAGCCATGGTGCTGACAAAAGAAAAGCCTCAAGACTGCTGCAACAGTTTTGAGGCCTGATGTAGAAAGACTGGATCAATCCACAGGAGTCATTATGACAAATACAGCAAAAATACTCAACTTCGGCAGAGGTAACTTTGCCGAACAGGAGCGTAATGTGGCAGATCTCGATGATGGTTACGCCAGACTATCAAATATGCTGCTTGAGGCTTATTCAGGCGCAGATCTGACCAAGCGACAGTTTAAAGTGCTGCTTGCCATTCTGCGTAAAACCTATGGGTGGAATAAACCAATGGACAGAATCACCGATTCTCAACTTAGCGAGATTACAAAGTTACCTGTCAAACGGTGCAATGAAGCCAAGTTAGAACTCGTCAGAATGAATATTATCAAGCAGCAAGGCGGCATGTTTGGACCAAATAAAAACATCTCAGAATGGTGTATCCCTCAAAACGAGGGACAATCCCCTAAAACGAGGGATAAAACATCCCTCAAATTGGGGGATTGCTATCCCTCAAAACAGGGGGACACAAAAGACACTATTACAAAAGAAAAAAGAAAAGATTATTCGTCAGAGAATTCTGGCGAATCCTCTGACCAGCCAGAAAACGATCTTTCTGTGGTTAAACCGGATGCTGCAATTCAGAGCGGCAGCAAGTGGGGGACAGCAGAAGACCTGACCGCCGCAGAGTGGATGTTTGACATGGTGAAGACTATCGCACCATCAGCCAGAAAACCGAATTTTGCTGGGTGGGCTAACGATATCCGCCTGATGCGTGAACGTGACGGACGTAACCACCGCGATATGTGTGTGCTTTTCCGCTGGGCCTGCCAGGACAACTTCTGGTCCGGTAACGTGCTGAGTCCGGCCAAACTCCGCGACAAGTGGACCCAGCTCGAAATCAACCGTAACAAGCAACAGGCAGGCGTGACAGCCAGCAAACCAAAACTCGACCTGACAAACACTGACTGGATTTACGGGGTGGATTTATGAAAAACATCGCCGCACAGATGGTTAACTTTGACCGTGAGCAGATGCGTCGGATCGCCAACAACATGCCGGAACAGTACGACGAAAAGCCGCAGGTACAACAGGTAGCGCAGATCATCAATGGTGTGTTCAGCCAGTTACTGGCAACTTTCCCGGCGAGCCTGGCTAACCGGGACCAGAACGAAGTGAACGAAATCCGTCGCCAGTGGGTTCTGGCTTTTCGGGAAAACGGGATCACCACGATGGAACAGGTTAACGCAGGAATGCGCGTAGCCCGTCGGCAGAATCGACCATTTCTGCCATCACCCGGGCAGTTTGTTGCATGGTGCCGGGAAGAAGCATCCGTTATCGCCGGACTGCCAAACGTCAGCGAGCTGGTTGATATGGTTTACGAGTATTGCCGGAAGCGAGGCCTGTATCCGGATGCGGAGTCTTATCCGTGGAAATCAAACGCGCACTACTGGCTGGTTACCAACCTGTATCAGAACATGCGGGCCAATGCGCTTACTGATGCGGAATTACGGCGCAAGGCTGCCGATGAACTGACCTGTATGACAGCGCGAATTAACCGTGGTGAGGCGATCCCTGAACCAGTAAAACAACTTCCTGTCATGGGCGGTAGACCTCTAAATCGTGCACAGGCTCTGGCGAAGATCGCAGAAATCAAAGCTAAGTTCGGACTGAAAGGAGCAAGTGTATGACGGGCAAAGAGGCAATTATTCATTACCTGGGGACGCATAATAGCTTCTGTGCGCCGGACGTTGCCGCGCTAACAGGCGCAACAGTAACCAGCATAAATCAGGCCGCGGCTAAAATGGCACGGGCAGGTCTTCTGGTTATCGAAGGTAAGGTCTGGCGAACGGTGTATTACCGGTTTGCTACCAGGGAAGAACGGGAAGGAAAGATGAGCACGAACCTGATTTTTAAGGAGTGTCGCCAGAGTGCCGCGATGAAACGGGTATTGGCGGTATATGGAGTTAAAAGATGACCATCTACATTACTGAGCTAATAACAGGCCTGCTGGTAATCGCAGGCCTTTTTATTTGGGGGAGAGGGAAGTCATGAAAAAACTAACCTTTGAAATTCGATCTCCAGCACATCAGCAAAACGCTATTCACGCAGTACAGCAAATCCTTCCAGACCCAACCAAACCAATCGTAGTAACCATTCAGGAACGCAACCGCAGCTTAGACCAAAACAGGAAGCTATGGGCCTGCTTAGGTGACGTCTCTCGTCAGGTTGAATGGCATGGTCGCTGGCTGGATGCAGAAAGCTGGAAGTGTGTGTTTACCGCAGCATTAAAGCAGCAGGATGTTGTTCCTAACCTTGCCGGGAATGGCTTTGTGGTAATAGGCCAGTCAACCAGCAGGATGCGTGTAGGCGAATTTGCGGAGCTATTAGAGCTTATACAGGCATTCGGTACAGAGCGTGGCGTTAAGTGGTCAGACGAAGCGAGACTGGCTCTGGAGTGGAAAGCGAGATGGGGAGACAGGGCTGCATGATAAATGTCGTTAGTTTCTCCGGTGGCAGGACGTCAGCATATTTGCTCTGGCTAATGGAGCAAAAGCGACGGGCAGGTAAAGACGTGCATTACGTTTTCATGGATACAGGTTGTGAACATCCAATGACATATCGGTTTGTCAGGGAAGTTGTGAAGTTCTGGGATATACCGCTCACCGTATTGCAGGTTGATATCAACCCGGAGCTTGGACAGCCAAATGGTTATACGGTATGGGAACCAAAGGATATTCAGACGCGAATGCCTGTTCTGAAGCCATTTATCGATATGGTAAAGAAATATGGCACTCCATACGTCGGCGGCGCGTTCTGCACTGACAGATTAAAACTCGTTCCCTTCACCAAATACTGTGATGACCATTTCGGGCGAGGGAATTACACCACGTGGATTGGCATCAGAGCTGATGAACCGAAGCGGCTAAAGCCAAAGCCTGGAATCAGATATCTTGCTGAACTGTCAGACTTTGAGAAGGAAGATATCCTCGCATGGTGGAAGCAACAACCATTCGATTTGCAAATACCGGAACATCTCGGTAACTGCATATTCTGCATTAAAAAATCAACGCAAAAAATCGGACTTGCCTGCAAAGATGAGGAGGGATTGCAGCGTGTTTTTAATGAGGTCATCACGGGATCCCATGTGCGTGACGGACATCGGGAAACGCCAAAGGAGATTATGTACCGAGGAAGAATGTCGCTGGACGGTATCGCGAAAATGTATTCAGAAAATGATTATCAAGCCCTGTATCAGGACATGGTACGAGCTAAAAGATTCGATACCGGCTCTTGTTCTGAGTCATGCGAAATATTTGGAGGGCAGCTTGATTTCGACTTCGGGAGGGAAGCTGCATGATGCGATGTTATCGGTGCGGTGAATGCAAAGAAGATAACCGCTTCCGACCAAATCAACCTTACTGGAATCGATGGTGTCTCCGGTGTGAAAGAACACCAACAGGGGTGTTACCACTACCGCAGGAAAAGGAGGACGTGTGGCGAGACAGCGACGAAGTATCACCGACATAATCTGCGAAAACTGCAAATACCTTCCAACGAAACGCACCAGAAATAAACCCAAGCCAATCCCAAAAGAATCTGACGTAAAAACCTTCAACTACACGGCTCACCTGTGGGATATCCGGTGGCTAAGACGTCGTGCGAGGAAAACAAGGTGATTGACCAAAATCGAAGTTACGAACAAGAAAGCGTCGAGCGAGCTTTAACGTGCGCTAACTGCGGTCAGAAGCTGCATGTGCTGGAAGTTCACGTGTGTGAGCACTGCTGCGCAGAACTGATGAGCGATCCGAATAGCTCGATGCACGAGGAAGAAGATGATGGCTAAACCAGCGCGAAGACGATGTAAAAACGATGAATGCCGGGAATGGTTTCACCCTGCATTCGCTAATCAGTGGTGGTGCTCTCCAGAGTGTGGAACCAAGATAGCACTCGAACGACGAAGTAAAGAACGCGAAAAAGCGGAAAAAGCAGCAGAGAAGAAACGACGACGAGAGGAGCAGAAACAGAAAGATAAACTTAAGATTCGAAAACTCGCCTTAAAGCCCCGCAGTTACTGGATTAAACAAGCCCAACAAGCCGTAAACGCCTTCATCAGAGAAAGAGACCGCGACTTACCATGTATCTCGTGCGGAACGCTCACGTCTGCTCAGTGGGATGCCGGACATTACCGGACAACTGCTGCGGCACCTCAACTCCGATTTAATGAACGCAATATTCACAAGCAATGCGTGGTGTGCAACCAGCACAAAAGCGGAAATCTCGTTCCGTATCGCGTCGAACTGATTAGCCGCATCGGGCAGGAAGCAGTAGACGAAATCGAATCAAACCATAACCGCCATCGCTGGACTATCGAAGAGTGCAAGGCGATCAAGGCAGAGTACCAACAGAAACTCAAAGACCTGCGAAATAGCAGAAGTGAGGCCGCATGACGTTCTCAGTAAAAACCATTCCAGACATGCTCGTTGAAGCATACGGAAATCAGACAGAAGTAGCACGCAGACTGAAATGTAGTCGCGGTACGGTCAGAAAATACGTTGATGATAAAGACGGGAAAATGCACGCCATCGTCAACGACGTTCTCATGGTTCATCGCGGATGGAGTGAAAGAGATGCGCTATTACGAAAAAATTGATGGCAGCAAATACCGAAATATTTGGGTAGTTGGCGATCTGCACGGATGCTACACGAACCTGATGAACAAACTGGATACGATTGGATTCGACAACAAAAAAGACCTGCTTATCTCGGTGGGCGATTTGGTTGATCGTGGTGCAGAGAACGTTGAATGCCTGGAATTAATCACATTCCCCTGGTTCAGAGCTGTACGTGGAAACCATGAGCAAATGATGATTGATGGCTTATCAGAGCGTGGAAACGTTAATCACTGGCTGCTTAATGGCGGTGGCTGGTTCTTTAATCTCGATTACGACAAAGAAATTCTGGCTAAAGCTCTTGCCCATAAAGCAGATGAACTTCCGTTAATCATCGAACTGGTGAGCAAAGATAAAAAATATGTTATCTGCCACGCCGATTATCCCTTTGACGAATACGAGTTTGGAAAGCCAGTTGATCATCAGCAGGTAATCTGGAACCGCGAACGAATCAGCAACTCACAAAACGGGATCGTGAAAGAAATCAAAGGCGCGGACACGTTCATCTTTGGTCATACGCCAGCAGTGAAACCACTCAAATTTGCCAACCAGATGTATATCGATACTGGGGCAGTATTCTGCGGAAATCTCACATTGATTCAGGTACAGGGAGAAGGCGCGTGGGCATAAGAGAACTAAACCTCACCAAAGAACAGCATGAGTGGCTGAATGGCTGGCTTGAACTGTGGGGCGCATGGGTTTATTCAGGTCGTCTGGAAAAGCGCATGAGCAGCGTAATAGCGAAGTTCATGGAGAGCGTAGAGCCGGGAAGAGTTATGACAAGGCCAATGTGTAATGATGATGATGGAATGTTGATTTCTCAGGTCGTCGATTCCGTCATGTACATTGACAAGAAAGCCTTTGGAATCCTCCTCAGCTACTACGCTCATGGCTCTTCCAAGCACGCCATTGCATCTTACTATCATCGCGTCGCAAGACCTCGCAAGATGTTATGCCGTGGCGGCGGGCGCATTCAAAAACCATCGCTCGCAACCTGTCGACGGGAAGTTGACGAAATCCTTAATGCCTCGTTGTTTATGATTTACCCGGTTCTGGATAGTGCGTTTAAAAATCGGAAACGTGTAGAGAAAATTAAACATGTAGCATAGAACGTGTTGACATCATTGAGCAAATGAGCAACACTATTGGCATAAGCTGCCGTTAGTGACTCTTAAGTTGCAACGGTGGCTTTTTTTATTTGGGTCAGTCGTATAAAGGTCATTACGGAAGGCTGTTAACCTTCTTATCGTGGTTCGAGTCCACGCTGTCCCGCCAAATATGCTGGTTTAGCTCCAATGGTAGAGCAGTCGCCTTGTAAGCGAATGGGTAGCGGTTCAAGTCCGTTAACCAGCACCATAACTGAGCCGTAGCCACTGGCTATCCTGAACTCATCAGTGATAGTTATGCCGCGGCCTTCTTTTTTCCCCTTCCCAATATAAGAACTACGCAATCCGTTACTTGCGGAGGCGTTGCTATGAAATCAATGGACAAAATCTCTACTGGCATTGCCTACGGAACATCCGCGGGTAGTGCGGGATACTGGTTTTTACAGTGGTTGGATCAGGTCAGTCCGTCACAGTGGGCTGCAATTGGTGTGCTGGGAAGTCTGGTTCTGGGCTTCCTGACTTATCTGACAAATCTGTACTTCAAAATCAGAGAAGACAAGCGTAAGGCTGCGAGAGGTGAATAATGTCGCCATCATTACGCAAGGCTGTTGCAGCTGCTATTGGTGGTGGGGCTGTTGCCATAGCGTCTGTGCTTATCACTGGTCCGAGTGGTGACGATGGTCTGGAAGGTGTCAGCTACATACCATATAAAGATATTGTTGGCGTATGGACTGTATGTTACGGGCATACCGGAAAAGACATTATGCTCGGTAAAACGTATACCGAAGCAGAATGCAAAGCCCTCCTGAATAAAGACCTTGCCACTGTCGCCAGACAAATTAACCCGTACATCAAAGTCGATATACCGGAAACAACGCGCGGCGCTCTTTACTCGTTCGTTTACAACGTTGGTGCTGGAAATTTCAGAACATCGACGCTTCTTCGCAAAATAAACCAGGGCGATATCAAAGGCGCATGTGATCAGCTACGGCGCTGGACATACGCTGGCGGTAAGCAATGGAAAGGGCTGATGACTCGCCGTGAGATTGAGCGTGAAGTCTGTTTGTGGGGGCAACAATGAGTAGAGTAACCGCGATTATCTCCGCTCTGGTTATCTGCATCATCGTCTGCCTGTCATGGGCTGTTAATCATTACCGTGATAACGCCATGACCTACAAAGAGCAGCGCAATAAAGCCACATCCATCATCGCTGATATGCAGAAGCGTCAACGTGATGTAGCAGAACTCGACGCCAGATACACAAAGGAGCTTGCTGATGCTAACGCGACTATCGAAAGTCTCCGTGCTGATGTTTCTGCTGGGCGTAAGCGCCTGCAAGTCGCCGCCACCTGTGCAAAGTCAACGACCGGAGCCAGCGGCATGGGCGATGGAGAAAGCCCAAGACTTACAGCAGATGCTGAACTCAATTATTACCGTCTCCGAAGTGGAATCGACAAGATAACCGCGCAGGTTAACTACCTGCAGGAATACATCAGGACGCAATGCCTGAAATAATTTTTTTGCAAATCACAAAGTCCATTTAATGAGCCTCGCGATGCGGGGCTTTTTTCACATCTGAATTTCAACGCGCATCTCAGCGCACAATAACCACCTGACCATTTGGAATGAGTCGTTGAAGATACCTGCAGAGTAGACAGAAAAACCAGCAGAATAAACAACAGAGTAACGAATTAGCTAGCAGGAATGATTGGCCATCAACTACAGCAGTTCCGATTTGATGGCCGCAAAAAAGTTAGTTCAGATCGGCAACGTAGTTGGTAGCTTCGAGATTAGTGATACTAAATTCTGACGCCAAAATACGAGCAAGCTCTTCTTTCGAGCTTGCTGTGCGGTTTTGATTAGACCAGGCGATCAAGTAAAAACCATTGCTCTTCGCAAGCATGATTTGTATTGCATTGATAGTTATGTAGTAACTGTCCAAGAATAAATTACCTCAGTGTTAGGAAAAGTAATGGCACTCACCGACAAGCAAGAAATGTTCTGTCGCGAGTACCTCATCGATTTAAACGCCACGCAAGCGGCTATTCGGGCGGGGTACAGCGCAAAGACAGCCAACCGTACTGCGTCCGAAAACATGTCAAAACCTGACATACAATTCAGAATCTCCGAATTGAAAGCACAACGCAATGACTCTGTTGGAATAAATGCAGAATACGTACTTAATCGCCTTATTGAAATCGACCAGATGGATGTGCTCGACATTCTCCTGCAAAACGGTGAGTTAAAACCCATCAAAGACTGGCCTAAGGTATGGCGCACAACGCTATCAGGAATGGATGTCGTGGAGATGGTATCCGCAGATAGCGCCGCACTTCTGAAGAAAATCAAATGGCCTGATAAGGTTAAAAATCTTGAATTGCTTGGGCGTCATGTTTCTGTTCAGGCGTTTAAAGACAACGTCAAAAATGAAGTTACTGGCGCTGATGGAGGACCAGTCAGAACAGAAATTACCAACTTAACGCCGGAGCAGGCTGCAGAGGCGTATAGAAAAATGATGGGCTAAGTATGCCGTTACCATTCCCCTTCGATTTTAAACATCCTGATTACCAGATGGTTTTTGAATGGCGGATGGAACGCCTACAGCGCATTCGCCAGAATCCTGAAATATTGCCTGCACTAAAACAGTTTTACCGAACCAATCCGGCTCAGTTCATCATCGACTGGGGCATGACAACGGACCCGCGTAATATTGATTATGGCCTGCCGGTGACCATTCCGTTTTTACTCTTCCCTAAGCAGGAGGAGTGGATCCACTGGATTATGGAACGCTGGAGCAATCGGGAGAATGGTATTACCGAAAAATCCCGTGAAATGGGGCTCAGTTGGACCGCGATCGGACTGGCCTGCTCGCTTTGTCTCTTCAACAAAGAAATGGTTATCGGTTTCGGTTCCCGTAAAGAGGAATACGTCGACAGCACCGGTGACCCGAAAGCATTGTTCTGGAAGGCGCGCAAGTTCGTGGAAACGCTACCTGTAGAGTTTCGCGGTTCGTGGAGCGAGAAGAAGCATGCGCCATATATGCGTGTTGAGTTTCCTGAAACTGGTGCCGTTATCAAAGGCGAGGCTGGCGATAATATTGGTCGTGGTGACCGTACCACGCTTTATCTGGTTGATGAGGCTGCATTCCTTCAGCGTCCTCTGCTGATTGATGCGGCGTTGTCACAAACGACGCGTTGCCGTATCGACCTGAGTTCAGTTAACGGCATGGCTAACCCGTTCGCTCAGAAGCGTCATGGCGGGAAGATACCGGTATTCACATTCCACTGGCGGGATGATCCTCGCAAGGATGAAGAGTGGTATCGCAGGGAATGCGAGAAAATCGATAATCCGGTGGTGGTGGCACAGGAACTTGATCTGAACTACAGCGCATCAGCGGAAGGCGTTCTGATTCCATCCGAATGGGTACAGGCTGCCGTTGATGCGCATATCAAACTGGGTATCCAGCCAACAGGCAAACGACTTGGCGCGATGGATGTCGCCGACGAAGGCAGGGACAAAAATGCCTTTTCCACCCGTCATGGCTTCCTCCTGGAAAATGTGCGGGAATGGTCCGGTGTGGGCAGCGACATTTATCAGTCCGTCGAGAAGGTTTTCGGCTTTTGCGAACAGGACAACCTCGAAGAGTTTCGCTTTGACGAGGACGGGCTGGGCGCTGGCGTTCGCGGCGATGCACGCGCTATCAACGAACTGCGTAACGCTGCGCGTCGACCGTCAATACTTGCCACACCGTTTCGAGGTAGTGGCGCGGTATTTGATCCGGATGATGAAGCTGTTCGCGGGGACAACGGGCAAGCCGCACGTCTGAACAAGGACTTCTTCGCTAACGCCAAAGCCCAGAGCTGGTGGCGGTTACGTAAACTTTTTCAGAATACCTGGCGCGCCGTGGTTGAAGGTATGGCTTACAACCCGGACGAAATCATCTCAATCAGCAGTAGCATGGCACTCAAAGATAAACTCATCATCGAGCTTTCGCAGCCGACCTATTCCATTAATGGTGTGGGAAAAATCGTTATTGATAAACAGCCTGATGGAACCCGATCGCCAAACCTTGCCGACTCGGTGATGATCAACTATGCCCCAATAAATTCAGCCCTGAACATCTGGGAGCTGCTAGGGAGACAGGCCTGATGGCACGAAACAAACAAGCCCTGCGGCGAACTGCGCAGGCCACAGCTGATGGTTATGAGAATTTTATTGCCCGCGTAGGGATGCAGACGCCTAACCAGCACTCAGCATCGACCTACCGGGCTAACTTCACCAGCCGCAACCGCATGCTGGTGGAATGGTCCTATCGTTCGTCCTGGATCATCGGCGAAGCGGTCGACGCTATCCCGGACGATATGACCCGGAAAGGCATTCGCATCACTTCGGAGATTGACGCCAAAGACCGTGGCACCCTGGAAGCGCAGCTGGATGAGTTGCAGATCTGGGATGCGCTGAACGACGTGCTGAAATGGTCGCGCCTCTACGGCGGCGCGGTCGGCTTCATCATGATCGAGGGGCAGGCACCAATGACCCCGCTGCGGCTCGAAACCATTGGAGAAGGCAAGTTTAAGGGCATTCTCCCGCTCGACCGCTGGATGATTAACCCGGTCCTGACCCGCCGCATTAAAGAGATGGGGCCGGATCTCGGCAAACCTGAGTTTTACGACGTGGTGACCACTGCCACGGGCATTCCAGCCTGGCGCATCCATCACAGCCGCCTGATTCGCTTCGACGGGGTGACGCTGCCATTCCAGCAGAAGATGACCGAAAACGAATGGGGAATGTCGGTTGTAGAGCGTATCTGGGATCGGCTTACTGCGTTCGACAGCGCCACTGTCGGCGCGGCGCAGCTGGTCTACAAAGCGCATTTGCGTACCTACAGCGTGGAGAAGCTACGCGAGCTTATCGCACTTGGTGGTCCTGCGTATGAAGCGTTGCTGAAGAATATCGACCTGATTCGACAGTTCCAGAGCAATGAAGGCATGACGCTCATGGACTCGCGGGATAAGTTTGAAACGCATCAGTACAGCTTCAGTGGTCTGGATGACATCCTATCGCAGTTTGCAGAACAGATTAGTGGCGCTGTTGGTATTCCACTGGTGCGGTTGTTCGGACAGTCCCCGAAAGGATTTTCTACCGGTGATGCAGATCTTGCCAACTATTACGACCGGGTGAGCTCATTGCAGGAGCGCCGCTTACGGCTGCCGATGCGCCGGATACTGGACATTATGCACCGCTCGGAACTCGGTAAGCCACTGCCGGACGATTTCACGTTTGAGTTTAACCCGCTATGGCAAATGTCTGACGTTGACCGCTCAACGGTGGCCGTAAATACCACCAACGCGATCAGCACCGCGCTGGGCGACGGATTGATGACGCGTAAGGCGGCAATGACCGACCTGCGCGAAAACTCTGACGTCACCGGCATCGGGGCATCCATTACCGACGAGGACATAGAGAATGCCGAAGACGAAGCGCCGCCAGGCATCGGCGAACTTGGCGACAACCCGCCAGAGTCGCCAGGCGGAGATCCGATATCGAACGAGCCTACGGCAGATAGCGCGGGCGGTCGGGGATATCGTAAATGGGCGCTACGATGGTTCAAACGATAGCGTCACCGAAATCATGGATGCGCTGGAGCGCTACAGCGAAATCATCACCCCCTGGGCGACGAAGGTTGCTGAGAACTTTACCGCCGACATTGCGCGCCAGAATGAAAAGCAGTGGCGTCAGCACAGCCGGAACATCAGTGCAGAGCTGCGCAACATGGTTGACCGCGCCCCGGTAGGCCAGGTGATGAAATCCATCGTTGCCGAGCAGATTAAGTACATCAAATCGCTACCTCTTGAGGCCGCCGATCGGGTGTATGACATTCAGAACAAAGCCATCGAGGCCGTTGTGACTGGTGGCCGCGCTGAGCCATTCGCGAAAGAGATAGCTGCGTCCGGTGACGTGTCACGCTCACGAGCGAACCTTATCGCCCGTACCGAGCTTGGACGCGCAACCGGCGCGCTCGATCAGGCGCGTGCGCTGTCAATCGGCTCGAATGGTTATATCTGGCGTACAGCCGAAGATGGCGACGTCCGGCATTCTCATCGGGAGATGGAAGGTAAGTTTGTCGAATGGGGCCGACCTCCAACGCTTGACGGTATGACCGGTCACGCTGGTGAGCTGCCGAACTGCCGCTGTTACAAAGAAATCGTCTTCCCCAACCCTCATTCTTATCTCGCCTGAATCGCAGGTAAACCATGAAATATTTTTTCAATACCCGGCTGGGGGAAACCCGCTATCAGCTGGCTGACGGCTCGCTGCTGTGCAAAGACGTGCCGATAGGTCGAACGGGTAAGCAGCTCTACGGCGCTGCCGATCTGCCAAACCTCAAACCCGACAAGCTCGGTGAGATAGTCGTAACGCGTTCTCCTGAGCAGGTATTCCATCCGGCCACGCTCGCCTCATTCGAAGGGATGAGCATCACGATCCTGCATCCTGAAGATGAAAACGGGAATGTGCGGCTGGTAAATCCCGAGAACTGGAAAGAGCTTGCTGTCGGGCATCTTCAGAATGTGCGGCGCGGGACGGGTGAGCTGTCTGATTTGATGCTGGCTGACCTTATCGTCAAAGACGAAAGCGCCATTCAGCTTATCGAAGATGGCCTGCGTGAAGTGTCGTGTGGCTATGACGCGGAGTACGAGCAGACCGAGCCAGGTAAAGCCGAGCAGGTCGATATTACCGGAAACCATGTGGCTCTTGTCCCTAAAGGCAGAGCCGGAAATCGTTGTGCAATTGGAGACAGAGACACAATGGCAAATCAAAAGAAAAACTGGTGGACCCGCATGCGCACGGCCATCAAAACGGGTGACGCTGACACCATGAACGAACTGGTGGAGTCGGCTCCCGCATCGGTTACAGGAGATGAGGGGGATTTGCCGCAGGGCGTTAATCTCAACATCAACCTGTCCCCGCAGCAACCGCTACCGGACAAAGCACCAGAGATGGGCGGAGGTCCAACCGGCGACAGTGATGATGACCTCAAAACATTACTGAAAGCCCTGCTGGCTAAGCTGGAAGGAAATACCACGGGCGATAACGATAATAAACCTGACGCTAATCCGACCGGTGACGGCGAGGACGATGAAGAGGAAACCACGATTACTGGTGACTCAGCCTGGCGTGCCGAAGTTATCGTTCCGGGTATCGATCTGAGCCGTAAGATGAAACCGACCGCGTTCAAACGCGAGGTTCTGGCTTCCGCTGACAAAACGCTGGTTCGCCAGATAGTCGGTGATGCGGATATCCGCAAATTACCGAAACAATCGGTCGACATGGCGTTTAATGCCGTGTCTGAGATTGCCAAAGGGCAAAACACCCGCGCCACCACCGGCGATGCACAGCGCCCAAACATGGGCATGACCAGTATCGCTTCCCTGAACAAACAAAACGCTGAATTCTGGGCAAACCGTAAAGGGTAAAAAATGAATAATGTATTTCTGTACCGGATGCCTGTTGGCATTGCCGGGGCTGTTTCTCGCCCGCAGGACTTAACCGTCGAACCGGTGGTCCTTAAATCCGATAACGCCTTTGCTGCCTATGGCCTGGCTGGTAAATACGATGATGACGGTTTTTTCGTGCCGCTGGCTGATGGTGATACCGCAGACAAGGTGAAGGGGATCTACGTGCGCCCTTATCCGACCACTTCGCAGCCGGACATGGTTCGCCAGGTGGGGAGTGGCAAGAACTTCCCGGGCGACGCCATGAAGCGTGGCTACGTGACCGTTAATCTCGGTTCTGATTTTGATGCCAGCACCATCAAAAAAGGCGACCCGGTATACGTTGTCGTCTCCACTGATGAATCCATCAAAGTGCCGCTGGGTGGATTCATGTCCACGTCAGTCAGTGGCAAAAACGTGGTGCTGACCAACGCTGAATTCACAGGTGCCGGTGATGCTAACGGCAATGCAGAAATTTCCTGGAAGATTTAAGGAACAGACGAATGATTACTTTTGATCAGGCAACCGTTGACAGCTCTGGTGCCTTTCTCATCGGGGAGCTGGAGCGACTCGACCAGACGCTGAACCTGCCACTGGTGGGGTACACCTGGACCCGCGATATTCAGTTGCGTGAAGATGTCTCTATCGCAGATGACATTTCCAGCTGGACGAATACCAGCTTCGCCGCTGCGGGTACTGGTGCAAATCCGAATGGCAAAAACTGGGTAGGCAAAGACTCAACCGCTATTGCTGGCGTAAACGTGGATATCGGCAAATCCGGTAACCCGCTGAACCTGTGGGGGATGGAACTTGGCTGGACGGTCATAGAATTGCAGGCTGCTCAGCAGGTCGGACGCCCGATCGATACGCAGAAGTATGACGGGATGCAACTGAAATGGCAGATGGATAACGATGAACAGGTGTATGTTGGCGATTCCGCATTAAACCTGAAAGGCCTTGTTACCCTGAACGGTGTTCCTGTCAACAACGCTGCCAAAACGTGGGCAACCTCAACACCGGACGAAATCCGCGCAAGCATTAACCAGGCGCTGTCTGATGCGTGGGCCGCTTCCGGTTACTCTGTGGTTCCGCGTGATTTGCTGATCCCGCCTGAGCAGTTTGCTCTGTTGTCCAGCATCATCGTTTCATCTGCGGGTAACCAGTCCCTGTTGACGTATCTTCAGACCAACACCATCAGCTATCACCAGAACGGTGTTCCGCTGAATATCCGCGCGGTTAAATGGCTGAAAGGCCGTGGTGTGGGGAAAAAGGATCGCATGGTTGCGTACACCAACGATAAAAAATACGTCCGCTACCCGCTGGTTCCGCTTCAGAGCGTGCCGGTGCAGTATCGCGGTCTGTATCAGATCGTCACTTACTACGGCAAGCTGGGTGCGGTTGAGCCAGTGTACAAAGAAACCATTTCGTACGTTGATGGCATTTAACAGCCACATGGCCCCCTGGCGGGGCCATTAAGGATGACCCGATGGCAAAAAATAATGCAGTAATACACGTACATACCCCGTTTGTGCTCACGCTTCCCGACGGTTCTCGGCGCGAGTTTGTTAAAGGCCGTCATGCTGTGGAGGAAGACGTTGCCACGCACTGGTTCACTCGTGCGCACGCGGAAGTATCCGTTGGCAAAGCCACAGACGCGCGTAACGAGGTAAAAAATGCCAAAGAATCAAAGTCTGCCAGCGGTAAGTGATTTTCGCCGCGACTTCCCGCAGTTTGCTGACCCTGCCAAATATCCCGAAGCGCAAATCCAGTTTCGTCTGAATCTGGCCGATGAACTGCTGAGCGAAAACGTCACCGGCAAAAAGTTGTTTCCGTACTTTGCCGGGTTGTTCGTTGCGCACTACATGACGCTCTGGGCGGCAGACAGCCAGGCGATGCTGGCTGGTGGTTCGGGCGGTTCAACCAATGGTGTTCAGTCCTCAAAGTCCGTGGATAAGGTAAGCGTCAGTTATGACACCAGCGCGACGCTGAATCCTGATGCAGGTTTCTGGAATAACACCCGATATGGCGCTGAATTTTATCAGTTGATCACGATGTTCGGTGCAGGCGGTCGCCAGCTATGAGTTTCAAAAGCGGTGTAACCACGAGGGTGGATAACGCTAAGGCCATTCTGGATGCGCTCAGGTCGTTAACCAAAAAAGATGTGCTGGTCGGCATCCCTTCGGAAGACAGCGAACGGGATGATGTTCCGTTTGGTAATGCGGGCATCGGTTACCTCAACGAATACGGCTCACCAGAGCAGAACATCCCGCCACGACCTCACCTGGTCCCCGGCGTTAAATCGGCAGAAGAGCAGACGGTGCCGCAGCTCAAAGCCGCGGCGCAGGCTGCACTGGATGGTAATGCTGCGGGAGCAGAAAGCGCACTCAACCGTGCCGGAACGCTGGCCGTTAATGGCGTCAGGCGTTACATGACCATTACCAGCTTTACGCCGCTTGCTGACAGCACTGTTGAAGCCCGGGCTCGTCGGGGGCGCAAGGGGGCAACACTGGAACTTGCCCGGCGTGCTGCTGGCGAATCTCCCGGAACCGATCTGGCGAAACCATTAATTGATACCGGGCAATATCGCAGAGCGATTACCCATGTTGTGAGGGATAAAGATGCCGACTCTTGATGTAACAGATGTGCTTTTTGATCCCGATTTTTGCGACTTCAATTTGTGGGTAACACGCCGTGTGCAAACGGTGGATGAGGACGGGATCGGCAGCGACAGCGAAGTTAAAAAGCAGTTTGCCGGAGTCGTTACTGTTGATCGCTCTCTGGAAAACCGTCGTATGCAGGCCGGGCAGGTAATCAGTGGTGCAATTCTGATTGTGACGACTGAGCGACTGACGCAGGGGCAGACTGGCCGTGATGCCGATATCGTGACGTATCAGGGCCGTGATTATCGTGTGACTTTCGTCGACCCGTATACAGCGTATGGTGCCGGATTCGTTCAGGCGCATTGTGAGTTGCTGCCGTTTGATGGGGGAATTCCGGTTGAGCAATAACACCAGCACAGAGCACGGATGGCTGATACCAACCAGTGGCGAACCGGATTATGACGAAGCGCTCGACAGGCTGTTAAGCCAGTGGATGCGTAACGTTTCCGGTCTGTCTGCCGGGATGGTTCGTCCGCGCTGGCAGAAAGAGCAACCGCCACTGCTACCGGCTGAAACGAACTGGTGTGCGTTTGGGGTTATCGGATGGTCAGGTGATGACAGTCCGGCATTCACCAGACAGACCGATGATGGCTCTCAGCTCTGGCGGCATGAAACGATTGAGTGTATGGCTTCGTTTTATGGTCCGGCGGGGATGGTGTATGCGTCCCGGTTTCGTGACGGTATATCTGTACCGCAGAACAACGCAGCACTGAATGCGCTGGGGCTGTCTCTTGGCGATTACACAGGTCTGACTCCCTTCCCTGAACTTATTAATCAGCAATGGGTCCGCCGCTACGATATGACGGTGCGTCTGCGCCGGAAGGTTGTGCGCGAGTACGGTATTAAATCGCTGGTGGAAGCACCAGTCATCTTTTTCGGAGATTAAGCTATGGCACAGGGCTTGCCTGTATCAAACGTTGTTAATGTTGATGTGATCATGTCGCCGCGTGCAGCATCAGGGCGAAATTTTGGTGCATTACTCATTCTCGGCCCGTCCACAATCATTCCGGTAAGTGAGCGCATTCGCCGTTATTCTGCCGCGGAAGATATTGGAAAAGATTTTGGCGTGGAATCACCAGAATATAAGGCTGCGCAGGTGTTTTTCTCACAATCACCGAAACCTCAGGAGGTTTTTGTTGGTCGTTGGGTGAAAACGAAGGGAGACAGCGAACAGGCCACGCCTGAGACGCTGGAGCAGGCTGTGAATGCCATGCTTGATTATACTTCATGGTATGGGCTGGGGATTGCAGACGATGCAGATATTCCGGATGCAGACTGGCTGAAAGTGGCTGCGGCGATCGAATCCTCTTCTGTAAGCCGTATTCTGGCGATTACGACAAGCGATGAGAAATGCCTGCAGACTGCATCCAGAGATGATTTGGCATCAAAACTGAAAACCGCCGGATATTCACGCAGTTTTATTCAGTATTCATCGGGTAATAAATACGCTGCGTTATCTGCATTTGGCCGGGCATTCACGGTTAATTTCAATGGCAGTAATACCGCGATTACGCTCAAGTTTAAGCAGGAGCCGGGTGTCGGGTATGAAACACTGACAGTCAGCCAGGCATCGGCACTTGATGCAAAAAACTGCAATGTATTTGTGTACTACCAGAATGATACGGCTATCCTCCAGCAGGGAGTGATGGCTAACGGCGATTTCTTTGATGAACGCCACGGCTTGGACTGGTTACAGAATTATGTGCAGACCAACCTCTATAACCTGCTTTATACCAGCACCACGAAAGTTCCCCAGACTGAAGCCGGTATTACCCGACTGTTATCAAATGTTGAAAAATCACTGGATCAGGCCGTTCAGAATGGACTGATTGCTCCGGGCGTATGGAACGGGGGCGACCTTGGTCAGTTGTCATCAGGTGACACGCTGCCCAAAGGTTATTACGTATACGCCCAGCCGCTGGATGAACAGGCACAATCAGAACGTGAAGCCCGTAAGGCTCCGGTGATTCAGGCTGCAATAAAACTTGCAGGCGCGGTTCATTACGCTGACGTACAGATTAACGTTGTTCGCTAAGGGGAAGTGAATGTCTACCTATTCTTTTATGGATGTCACTGCGACGCTGACCGGGCCGACCGGTTCGATTGACCTCGGGTACGGTTCGGCAAGTTCTGAAGAGGGGATTGTGGTTGCGATGGGCGGTCCTAAAAACACCATGACCATCGGTGCTGATGGTGAAGTGATGCACAGCCTCCATGCAGATAAAAGCGGGACGATTACCGTTAACCTTCTGAAGACATCACCGACAAATAAAAAATTGTCGCTGGCGTATAACGCACAGAGCCAGTCTTCTGCCACATGGGGGAATAACGTTATCGTGATCCGCAACAAGGTCAGCGGCGACATCATCACAGCACGCAGTGTTGCGTTCCAGAAACAACCGGATAACGCCAACGCTAAAACCGGTAATACGATGCCGTGGGTGTTTGACTGCGGCAAGATTGACCAGGTTCTCGGGGAGTTTTAATACATGGAATTCGAAATCAAAGGCGTGAAATATCGCGTGGCAAAACTCAGCGTTTTTGACCAGCTGAAAGTGACCCGCAAACTTCTGCCGGTACTGGCGGGAATGATGTCAGATTTCGGGAGCATTCGCTCCCGTTTGCCTGCTGACGGCAAAATCGACACCGTGAAATTCGAGCAGTTAAAACCGGTGTTTGAAACCATGCTCCCGCGTATCGCTGAGGAACTGTCTTCCCTGACCGAAGATGACACCGATGCGATTATTCATCCCTGTCTTGCGGTGGTGTCGCGGCGTCATATGGACGGATGGGTGCCGGTATTTACCCGGGGCGAACTGATGTTTGATGATATTGACCTGCTGGTCATGCTTCATCTGGTGGCGCGGGTGGTCGCCGATTCGCTGGGAAATTTTTTGCCTACACCCCTTACCAGCACGACGCAGAGCCTGCAACAGGGCTGACGTTTAACAGCCTGCCGGACGGGCTGTCCTACCTTCTCAATCCGGTTGACGCCGGGTTAATTCCTTATACAGCACTTAAAGATGGCTCTGTCGATTTGTACGACATTGCTCTCTTGAATGACCATCTGGCGGTAAAAGCGGATAACCAGCGGCGCATTGAGAAATGGAGAGAGGATAATGAACGCTGAAACTATTAAAGATTTCCTCGTCTCGCTTGGCTTCAGTGTGGATGATGCAGGAGCGAAAAAGTTCGGTTCTGTCCTCGCCGGTACAACTGCAAATGTCATCAAAATGGGGCTGGCTGTTGAAGGAGCTGCGCTGTCCGTGGTGGCCTTCACGGCTAAGATCGCCTCTGGTCTGGATAATCTTTACTGGGCGTCACAGCGCACCGGCGCGACAGTCCAGGGAATTCAGTCTATTGGCTATGCGGTTTCGCAGGTTGGCGGCAGCGTGGACGCTGCGCGCGGGTCACTGGAGAGCCTTGCCCGTTTTATCCGTAATAACCCCGGGGCTGAGGGATTTCTGAATCGTCTGGGGGTACAGACACGGGATGCCAGCGGTAACATGCGTGACATGGCCGCTATTTTTACAGGTGTAGGACAGAAGCTCAGCGGCATGCCGTATTACCGGGCTAACCAGTATGCGCAGATGCTGGGCATTGACGAAAATACCCTTATGGCGATGCGCCGGGGTGTGGGTGGTTTCTCCGGGCAGTACAGCGCAATGGCGAAAGCTATCGGCTTCAATGCTGACGAGGCGGCCAGAAGCTCCAACAAATTTATGACCTCCCTGCGTGAGTTTGGCGCGATGGCAGGCATGGCCCGTGACAAAATCGGCTCTAATCTTGCGGGTGGGCTTGCGGGTTCGCTGGACACTCTGCGCCGCCATATCCTGGACAACTTCCCGCGTATCGAGCAGACCCTGACGAAAGCCATAAAAGGCATTCTGGCGCTCGGGGATATTATCGGGCGGCTGTTCTTCAGACTGATTGAAGGAACATCAGGCCTCATCACCTGGTGGCAATCGCTGGATAAGCAAACGCGGGAGCTCATCTCGCTGTTTGGCGCGCTGACGATTGCGCTGCGCATTCTGAACAGTACGTTCTGGATGTCGCCGATTGGCCTCATTACCGCGCTGGCGGCGGGGATTGCCCTTCTGTGGGAGGACTATCAGACCTGGAAGGAAGGCGGCGACAGCCTGATTGACTGGGGCAAGTGGAAGCCGGAGGTCGATGCCGCGCTGAAGATGGTTCGTGACCTGAAAGGGTCTGTTAATGAACTGGCGAAAGCGCTGGCGAAACTGCTCAATATTGACCCCAAATCATGGTCCCTGAAGTGGGATTTCAGCAACTTCATCGACCAGATGGGCGAATTCAGCAAAATGCTGAACATGATCGCCGACCTGCTCAACGCTATCAAAGATGGCCGCTGGGCTGATGCCGTCAGCATCGGCAAACAGATACTTAATCAGGGCAGCGAAAATCCGTCAGCGATGCCGATGGTTACAGACAGCGCTAACAGTACTGCCGACTGGATTAAAGAGCACTGGGGATTCGATCCCCGCAGTGTGGGCCGGACGGTACGCGGCTGGTTTAGTGATGATGAGCCGGAACAATATGCACAGGCTACGAAACGAGGAGAACGGAATAACAATCCGGGAAACCTTAATTTTGCTGGTCAGGCAGGGGCTTCTCTTGAACGCCCGGGCGGGCGATTTGCCAGATTTGAAACTGCTTTTGATGGATTACGGGCTCTTGCTCGTCAGTTAATGCTGTACGCCGGACGGGGAATAAACAGTGTGGAGAAAATTATCTCTACCTGGGCACCTGCGTCTGATAATAACAACACAACTGCGTATATCAGGGCTGTATCGCAACGACTGGGAGTGGATCCCCGGGCTGCCCTGAATATGAGCGATCCGCAAACCATGTCAGCATTGATGAGCAGCATTATCCAGCATGAAAATGGAAGAAATATCTATTCTCGAGAGCTGATTAATAAGGCTGCCGTGGCGGGAATTAGTGGCAAAATGACAGAGGTTAACCAGCAAAATACTTACCACATTTACGGTGGCGGAGATCCGCACGCTGTCGGTAATGAGGTTGCACGTCGGCAACAGTCTGCAAATGCTCAGGTCATGCGAAGTAATCAGGTGAGGGTGGGTTAGTGGATATTCTCTCTACACTTTTTCATCAGCAGAGCAGAAAAATAGGAATGATTGTTCCCAGTGTTGTTATTTCAGAGAAGCATACAGATATGCTTGAAATAACAGAGCATCCGGTAGAGGTCGGGGCCGCTGTCGCTGATCATGCCTATAAAAAACCGTCAGAAGTGGTGATGGAGGTTGGTTTCGCCGGTGGCGGCGCATTGCTGGATTTTGCCAGTAATCTGACGGCTACCAGCCTGCTCGGCCTGAGTCCTCAGCAGACGTATCAGGAGCTACTGGATCTGCAGGAAAGCCGTATCCCCTTCGATGTGGTAACCGGTAAACGGCTGTACAGCAACATGTTGATCCGGGCGCTGGAAGTGACGACGGACAAGACAACCGAAAACGTCCTGTCCGCCGTCCTCACCCTGAGGGAGGTCCTTATCTCCCGGACACAGCAGATCACCGTTGCTGATAAAACCAACATGAAGGAAGGGGCCAGCACGTCGGCGGTACAGAACAGCGGCAACAAAACCACAAAGCCTCCAGATACTTCACTGCTGAAAAGCATCACGGGTAACGTGGCGTCATTACTGGGAGGCGGATAATGACAATTCAGGAAATTCCGCTGACAGCGGACAATCAGCAGTTCAGCATCGTCCTGGGGGGTGTCACCTGGCGGATTAGCATCATATGGCGCGATCTTTACTGGATTATGGACCTGCAGAACGACAGAGGGGAGCCGGTAATCTCCGGTATTCCTCTCGTCACTGGTGCTGACTTGCTGGCGCAGTACGCCTGTATGGGGCTTGGTTTTAAGCTGGTGGTGGTCTGCGATGACAACATACAGGATTATCCCACGAAAACTGATCTGGGCGGCCGCAGTCATTTACTGGTATCAACGGAGTAAGCATGTCACAGAACTGGATGAGACATTTCGAGCTGCAGCTTGTGGACGGGAACGGTCAGGGAATTGAGCTAAGTGATTTCAAAGTCACCTTTACGATCGACTGGTTCAACATCAGCAGCGCGTCCCGGGTAGGGACTATCAAAATTTATAACCTCTCGGCAGATACTGTGAACCGAATCACCGGGCAGGAATTTTCGAAAGTGCGTCTGATTGCCGGTTACGACGGTATCGCGCCGGAGGTGTCAGCAAGCGACGTAGGGACCGTGCGGGAAGTTGACGCGGCGGACGTGGGCCAGAGAGATGGCCGCAACTACGGACTGATTTTCAGCGGTGAAATTCGCTACTCGGTCACAGGAAAAGACAGTCCGGTTGATACCTACGTCCTGATTCAGGCAGCAGATACTGATCTGGCTTTTGCCACCAGTATAACCTCACAGACGCTGGCTGCCGGTTACACGGTCGCTGATGTAAACCGTGCGCTGATGAAAGACTTTGAAGCCAAAGGCGCGACCGAAGGCCTGACGCCTGAAATGCCTGCGACTGTATTCCCCCGGGGGCGGGTGCTCTTTGGCATGACGCGGCATCTTATGGATAACGTAGCCGGGCAATGTGGCGCAACATGGCAATTCGTGGATGGTCAACGCCAGATGGTGGCGAATAACGAATATGTTCACGAAGCGATTGTGCTCAACAGTGCTACCGGGCTTATTGGCATGCCGCAGCAGACCATCGGTAACGGCGTAAACGTCCGTGCGCTCATTAATCCGAACATCCGGGTTAACGGGCTCATTCAGCTGGATCAGGCTTCTGTATATCGCACCGCGTTGTCGAACAACGATATCGCGATGGCCGGTGGGCAGATCACCGACCAGAACACGGACGGAAATATTACGCTAAGCGGCACCACATCGCAGCCTGCCAGCATCGCAACGGATGGCGTTTATATTGTGCGCGGGATTATGTACACTGGCGATACAAGGGGCCAGGCGTGGTACATGGATATGATGTGCGAAGCGCGTGGTGCGGCGGATCTTGTTTCCTCATCAGCGAGGGAAAGAGGGCTTTAATGAAACGGTTATGTTTGGCGTTAGTTATGATGGTTACTGCTCCGGCGATGGCTGCAATTCAGTGCGGCAACTACACGATGACCGGTGACGGAATGACTGTTATTAACGGTGAAACTGTCACATCACAGAAGATAAAATTTCTGGGAAAAGATGGTGACTATTCAAACATGAAAATGGACATGGGCCTGATGCCTTCCCGTGATGGTAACAATTACGGCTTTGAGTTTGTGAAACGTAACGGAAAAGCTTTCCTGAACGTCCAGCTGCTGCAGAACAGCATGGATGCGCCGAAAATCATCGGGTCTTTCCCGTGTAAAAAGGTTAATCAGTAAAGCTATAATCCATTTCTGACATCAATTTCAGGCAGTTGATTCTGGGGTTAAGGATTATTATGGCTACACCAGCTAAAGCATCCAGTAACTATGTTATCCAGTTCGGGGCGATGCTTGAAGAAAATGCTTCGATAGATGAGTTCACTTATCGTTACGTTTTACGCAATTATTCATCCAGCACTGAAGGCAACGATGTTAGCGCGGTTGGTTTTGCTTATGCTTTAAATGGTGAAGATGATCTAGCCTATGAACATTTTCATAAGCATCTGAAAATGGGCAACATCACTATTGCAAAGAATTTCGCTGCTTTCCTTTTCAAACGACATCACTACCGCCAGTTACATGAAATTATTTATCAACTTGCTGATTCGTTTGGCGGGAAAATGTTGACTATGCTTGCTGCCGCGGAATCTTATCGGGTTGGTGACCTAGCGGCAATCCAGAAATACATGGAATGGCACTGTCGTTTACTGTCAGAAAACGATGACAAGTACGGAGCTGAAGCCTATATGCGTGAGCTTATCGATGGTGTTAAAGGATGTTACGAGGCAAAAGTTTGTACACCTGAGCAGTTTAGATTGCTTGGGGACATCACTCATTCGATCCTTGAAGAACGTAAACTTATTCCCGGTAGCTTGGGAATTTTCAGCTCTATGGGCGGTGATTATCTCGTGCAAGTGGAGAAAGCTACTCCGGAAGATATCGTTTTGATGAATTTTGATTTGGCTGAAAGGATATGTTCTGAGTCAAGGTTAGACGACTGTGAAATGACTGCTCGTTTCTCGGTTTTAAGGGAGTCCCATACGAAGGAAACTTATGACTATTCAGAGTTTTGATTTTTTGCGTTCAAGTGAACATTGTTTAACTCTGGACGAAGAAGTTGGTTATCGTAATGCCGTATCGCGAGCCTACTATGCTATGTTTCATCGTGCTGGCGAGGCTCTGAAGCATGTCCCCTCTGTAGAACATAATCACCATGCTAATTTAATCAACTACATGCAAGGTAGGATGGGCATACCTAAGGAAGAAATACCTCCTGCAAGATTAAAAATACTTGCATACGATCTCCGCCAAATGAGACAAGCGCGGAATGAAGCCGACTATCGCTTATCTGACTCCAAGATAAATGCTGACGTTGCCAGGGAATCATTATTAACCGCGCAGCATTTTTTTAAACGGATTTCATAAAAAGTCACTATTTACCACGAACCCGCCATCCGGCGGGTTTTTTGCTTTCTGGAGCCTACTAAATGGCAGTATCTGACCAGACCCGCAGCGGCGACCTTGCCGAAACATTCAAATCTGAACGGGAAACAACAAAGAACCAGATCCGTGTCGCCTTGCCTGGCATTATTCAGTCATTCGATCCTGATGCGGTGACGGCAGTTGTGCAGCCTGCTATCCGTTCGGTTGAAAAGGATAATGACGGCAACCGCATTACCAAAAATTACCCATTGCTGGTGGATGTGCCAGTGGTATTCCCACGCGGCGGAGGATGTACGCTAACGTTCCCAGCTAAAGCCGGTGATGAATGTTTGGTGATTTTTGCCGATCGTTGTATTGATTTCTGGTGGCAGAGTGGCGGGATACAGGAGCCGGTCGATGACAGAATGCATGATTTATCGGATGCGTTTTGTATTGTCGGTCCCCAGTCGCAGGCAAGGAAGATTAGCGGTATTAATACCAGTGCCACACAGTTGCGTAGTGACGACGGCAGCACCTATTTTGAGCTTAATCCTGATACCAGGAAAATTAAAATTGTCGCTCCGGGGGGGCTTGATGTGGTTGCCCCTCTGGCTGATTTTTCTGAGAAAGTAACCATTCATGGCCTGTTAACCTGGATGGGGGGCATGGTGGGGTCTGTTGTTTCTGGTGTGGCTTCAAAAATCACTGGTGCTGTTGAGTTTTTGGGTAGCGTGAAGGCTAACGGCAAGCTAATCGATGATACGCACACTCATGGTGGTGTTCAGCGCGGTGGAAGCAATACCGACGGAGTAAACTGATGCGATACAGACGTGAAGACGCCGATGGCGATTACACCTTTGGCAGCGGTGATGATACCTGGCTGATTAACTCACCGGAGGCCGTGGCGCAGGCGGTAAAAACGCGATTTGAATTGTGGTATGGGCAATGGTTTCTAGACACCACCGAAGGGACTCCGTGGATCCAGTCCGTACTCGGTAAGCAGAAGCCGGAAACCTACAACCTGGCGATCCGTAAGCGCATCCTCGAAACGCGGGGCGTTAAATCAATCCTCTCTTTCAATACGACGGTGGATACCACGACCCGACGTGTCATGTTTTCCGCTGAAATCGACACTCTTTATGGAATAACGACTGTTACATCGGAGGCGTAATGGCTCTGAACCTTGATTCTCTCGGTTTATCTGCAAAGGTAACCGCGGAGGGGATCAGTGCGCCTGATTATCAGACGATACTCAGCACCCTGATTAGCTATTTTCAGCAGATTTATGGCAGTGATGCCTACCTCGAACCGGACAGCAAAGACGGCCAGATGGTGGCTCTGATGGCGCTGGCGATTCATGATGCCAATAATACTGCGATAACTGTCTACAACTGTTTTTCACCGGCAACCGGCTATGGGGCTGCACTGACCAGTAACGTGAAAATAAATGGTATTTCACGTAAAGGTGCGACGAACTCTACGGTTGATTTGCTTCTTACAGGAACTGCCGGAACAACCATCATTAATGGCAGCGTGAAAGACAGTAATAATGTGATATGGCGTTTGCCTGCTTCAGTGGTGGTCGGCGTGGATGGTACAGTGATGGCGACCGCAACATGTTCTGTCAGTGGTGCAGTGGCGGCGCTGGATGGAACTATCACTGAAATTAATACGCCAACCCGTGGCTGGGTTTCGGTAACCAATCCTGCTGCGGCTACTGTGGGCACTCCGGCAGAAACTGATGCGGAGTTACGTATCCGACAGTCGCAAAGTGTTGCGTTGCCATCAATAACCCCATTTGAAGCACTGGATGGTGCTGTTTCTAATGTTACCGGTGTAACCCGCCACAAACTCTATGAAAACGATAATGGTTCGGAGGACGGTAACGGGTTACCGCCACACTCTGTTGCTGTAATTGTGGATGGCGGTGATGTGACGGATATTGCTCAGGCTATCAGAGGGAATAAAGGCCAGGGGACAGCCACTCACGGTACAACATTCGTTACGGTTCCGGATAAATACGGCAATCCCCATGTAATCAAATTCTCGCGTTCCAGTGATGTGCCTGTTTATGCCCGGATTAAATTAAAAGTTTTTACGGGTTATACCTCACAGATAGGGCAGCAGATCCAGCAGGCTATTTCCGACTATATCAATAGTCTGATGATTGGTGATTCGGTCCTTTTAAGTCGCATTTACTCACCGGCGAATCTTGGCGTGGTGAGTGGCGGGAATGCAAGCTATTACGATATTCAGGAACTGACGATTGGGAAATCCCCGGGGGCTTTGTCGTCATCAAACATTGATATCAGATACAACGAATCCGCGTCCTGTACCCCGGAAAATATCGTTATAACGGTGGAGTCATGAGCAAATACACCGAACTAATCACAAACTACCACGCCACCAAACCTAAATTTCTTGCACATGTTGATCTGATGACCCGGCCGCTTATTGATGTTGCGGCTGCCACCAGAGGGCTGATTACTGCATTTGATATTGACTCTGCGGTTGGTGTGCAACTTGACATTCTGGGATTGTGGATCGGACGTAGCCGTGTTGTCAGCCAGCCTATTTCAGGTGTCTATTTCAGCTGGGATACCGACGGGCTTGGATATGATCAGGGTGTATGGCAGGGGCCATACGATCCTGATTCCGGATACATGTACCTCAGCGATGAAACTTATCGTGTCATCCTTAAAGCGAAGATTGCGATTAATAACTGGGACGGACGGAATGATTCGCTTCCGGCAATTCTTGACGCGGCAACAGCAGGATCCGGACTGCGAATGCAGATAGTCGATAACCAGGACATGACGATATCGGTCTGGGTCTTTCCTGATACTGATATTTCAGATGTATCGCGTGAGTTAATTGCGGCAATTAAACAGGGGTATCTCACAGTAAAAGCCGCCGGGGTATGGGCGGGTGGCATTGAAACACCTTCGGTGGAAACCCCATCGGAAGGCTCAAAATTTTTTGGTTTTGATATGGATAACGAATTCATCAGTGGTTTTGATGTAGGGGCATGGGGAGTATTACTCTGATGGCAAAAAATGACTTTAAAGCATTCGCAACGGGTAAAAATGCCAATGTTATGTCGCAGGAGGAATGGGAAGCGTTGCCTGCGCTTTTATCCGGATTTACAGCAGGGAAAGCATCCAGTGCGCAAGTCAATAAGGTTATTCGGCAGGCCAGCTTTATTGCTGCAGCTCTGGCCCAGTTTGTAAGTGACAAAACGCAACGGGATGTGCTTGATAATGGTGATCTGCCCGGTTTTGTTGAATTGCTGGGATCGGGGTTTGCTGTTGAATACCTGAGTCGCAAAAATCCGTTTGGCGATATCAAATCGGATGGCACGGTGAAAACGGCTCTCGAAAACCTTGGTTTGGGAGAAG